AAAAATTCTTTGGTACAAAATTGGAAACTGGAACTTTTAGTTTATTGTTTAATATTTTTTTGACTGTATCGGTATAAGTGCCTTTATAACACTCTGTTATCAATTGTTGTTCAGATAAAATAACTTCTTCCGAAGCAAATTTCAAAACATATGATTCACTTGTTTGGTTAATATTTCGTCTATCAGTTTGTTTGTATACCCTAAAGGCTCTTTTCAATCTAAAAAGACCTTCACCTTTGTCTATATCTATTAGAATAATTTCAGTACCATCAATTAACAATTTTGAAGATAGACCAATAGCATCATTGATAACAATATCACCAGAAATGCAAGGAGCTAACATACTTTCATATATGTTAATTTCTTCAAAAATCTCTCGCAACTCAATTTTACCACCTTTGGTAACAAGAGTCAGTTCGTTAATTCTAAAGTCTGTAGGTTGCTTTAGATTAAAATCACTCATATAGAATCTTTCATCACATTTTTAAATTCTGCTTCAATGTCAATTACAAATTCAGGTTTTAAAATGGTTATATTTCTTTTGTTTTCGTTCAATTCAGTTTCATATTCATAGTAAGATTTTGTTTCTTTTGAAACTACAATTCTCAAAGGAGTTCCATCTCCTAAACTATAACTTGTGTCGGATATAATCACATTAGCATATGTGTTAGCATCAAGCCTAATCCTATCTTCTCTATACAGACCTGTTGAAGTATCAGTTCTTTTTTCTACTTTATAATATGCCTGAGTATTATTTGTTGCCCATTCTAAGCCAGTTACGCCAGTATTTGAAGTATTAGCATATGATGGCGATGAATATTTTGCTTCAATAAATTTGCCAATTGTTCTTTGTCCTAAAGGCCACTCATAAAGTGGGTCTACAATGTTATTCATTGCCAAAATGATCCAGTGTTTTTCTGGAGAACCATAAATTTTAGATGCTAAAATTTCAGGTGTATCACCATCTTTTATTTTGTATTTGTAATATGTAGCAGCATTCTGTTTCAATCTATCATCAAAGTTAAACCTTGAAGTAATATTCGTAACAACATCTAATGAGGTTGAATCTTTACTTTTATAATAAGATGTTTTAGGAAAGAAATTAAAATATTTTGCCATATCATGCACCTCCTATAGAACCGCCGCTACCAGACTCATCTATTCCAGTTGTGTCTTCTGTACCCCAATCGCCATTAGCTAAATCAAATTCAGTATCTGATGTAGCAGTAGTTTCAAATGTTATACCTGTTTCATTCCAATCACCTAAATCATTAGATGCATCAATCTCAGCCTGTGTTCTAAGTTCACCACTTCTTTCATTACCAAAATCTAAACCATTAATTGCTTCATCGCCTCTGAATGGTGATTTGTACTTAACTTTTTCACCTGACAAGAATTGTTTAGTGATAATTTCTGTTTCTTTAAACGATAGGTCCATACGTATAGCAACAGGCATACCAGTTCCACCACGTTCAGGTGAGTTCAATAATGTCTCATATGAAGCAAAACCATTTGGTGCATAATCAACTGAAATTCCCGTCATCACACAAGTAGAAACTTTAGGTATATTTGGATTTTCTTGGCCATTATAATAAAATTTAATGTCAAACTCGGATGGAGGAACCAAATATCTTCCAAATGATGAAGTTAAAACTTCTGGTGCTTGGTGAAATGTGAACATATCAATAATACTTAAAACTTGTTCAGCTTCTTTTCTGCTTCTTGGATAAAACATAAAAGAAAATCTAAAATTTCTAAAAGATGGTGATTGATATATCAATTCTAGTTGCGGGTTGACCGCTAAAGCACCACCTGTTGCGGCAGAAAGTGCTGTGAATAAAACATTTTTATCCAACCCAAGTTTTGGCAAGCTTGCACCAAAAGCGGACGTAGCTTCGGCTACAAATGGAGCCATATTTTTTTGTATAGCATCACCACCTTTTTTCCCTGCATTCATGAGAGAAGCGCCGGCTTGTAAGCCAGCACCAACAAGACCTAATCCAGAAGCTACACTAACATCACTATATGATTGACTATAATCAAAGGCCAATGTATCTGGCATGTACAAAGCAATGGTATCTTTTGTTCTTTTTACAGTTCTAAAAAAGTTTCCTCTTTTTAAAAGGTCTGATTCTTTTATAGATTTAGCATACTGACCGGCTTTAAAAAGTGTATTCTTTGAATTAATTTCATCCAAAATACCAGCCGTTGTTCCGTCATCAGAGGCAGAGCCATCATAACTACCTTCGTATCTAGTTAAACTCTCATCTTGTATAGCATTTCTTTCTGCCACAAAATCCAACACATTATTAACTATTTCTTGAGCTCCAGTAAAAACATTCTGTGATCCGCTAGTATTTTCCAATACTTTTGCTGTAGCCGTATCGTCATAATTATAACCACCTACTTGAGTTCTCTCTTGCACATTGATAAAGAACATCATATAATGGCCTTTATCCGTTGAACCAATATCAATAGGATAGCGTTTATTGTCTATATTAAACTGGTCGGAATTGATTTCAAAATTCCTATTCTGACCAGGAATATATTTTATATCTGTAAGTGAGAAAAATGCCATTGTCTGCCTTTTGGTTGCCTAGATACTATTTATGTCATATAAAGGAACTTTTTTACCAAAGAACCCATCCAAGTACAACGGGAATTCAAAAAATATCATATACCGTTCCAACTGGGAATTGAGGGTTATGAAGTATTTTGATGACCACCCGAATGTTATCTGGTGGGCATCCGAAGAACTGCCAATACCATACGTGTCTCCCGTGGACAATAAAACGCACAGATACTTCCCAGACTTTATTGTAAAGATGCGTCTTAAAGATGGTAAGGTCACTACTTATATATTAGAGGTAAAACCATTGGCCCAGACCAAGATGCCAGTACAAAAACGCAAGACAAAAAGATTCATCCAAGAGGCAGCCACTTATGCTATCAATCAGGAGAAGTGGCGAGCTGCAGACCTTTTCTGTAGAGAACACGGGTGGCAGTTTAAAGTTATCACAGAAAAAGAACTTGGTCTTTGACATAAATAGAACATGGCGTATTTACTAGACAGAATAAATCAATCGTTAAGAAAACAAGGTTTGACTCCAAGAACAAACCAAGCACGGGCATGGCTACAATCTAAGGTATCTCAGTTGAAACCAAGTCGCCAAGCGTTACTACAGGATAGAACCCGTCTACGTGATTCGACCATAATCGGCAAGATGTATTTTTACTTCTATGACCCCAAGACAAAAGATTCGATGCCATACTACGACCGGTTCCCATTGGTACTACCAATAGAACAATACAATGACGGATTTTTAGGGTTGAATCTGCACTACATTCACCCAAAGCAACGAATCGTTTTATTGGATAAGTTAAGTGATTATGCAAATAATACTAAATTCGATAAGACTACAAAGTTAAGGTTGAGTTATGCCGCTTTGGCTTCCGCTTCAAAGATATTCGAAGCACAGCCATGTATTAAACGATATCTCTTTAGTCAGGTGCAATCAAGGTTTTTAGAAATATCTGCTGACGAATGGGACATAGCTGCATTACTACCAATGGAAAGTTTTGTTGGTGCAACAGCAAGTAAAGTTCATGCCGAATCTGAGGAACAATTTTAATGTCATTCTCACCACAACTATTTCTATCAAATATTAAAGCAAAAGATGGATTGGCCAGACCAAGCCGATATGAAGTTATTCTTCCTATTCCAACTTACATCAATGAATTTATTGAAACTTCTGCTTTAGAAAAGTTTTTTAATATACCAAACAACATCATTGCAGATATTACAGCTGATATCAATAGTATTACTGGCGGTGGGAGAGAAGAAACTAGAACTTCCAATCCAGCCATTTCCAGATATTTGGCACTACAATGCGAGTCAGCTGAATTGCCTGGAAAATCAATCTTAACACAAGATGCTAAGATATATGGACCTGGTTTTAAGGTACCATACCAAACACAATATCAAGAAACAACATTAACATTTGTATGTACAAATGAATTTTTTGAACGTAAATTGTTTGAACGTTGGATGGAAGCAATTATGCCAACAGATACAAACAACTTACGATATGCTAAAGACGAAGAAACAAGGTACATGACAAATATTCAAATTGTCCAATATGATGATTTTATTAAAAAGATATTTGTCATAGAATTAAGAGATGCTTTTCCAGTCTCAATCGCATCTCAACCTTTATCTTGGAGTGAAGAAGGTTTTCACCGAGTATCTGTACAATTTACTTTCCAAAAATACCGTGTGGTATATTCTGGAAGTTATGACATTGCTGCGGCAGCTGCTGCTTTGTTTGGAGTTAAAGCTGCCAAATTCTTTGACAAGGCAGGACAATCTATTAGTAATGCTATAGTTGCTCCACTTGCAGGGACAATTTTTTAATTATAACATGAGGATATAAAATGGCGTTACCAAAAATTGATGTGCCAACCTATGAAACAACTTTGATTTCATCGGGCAAAAAAGTAAAATACAGACCGTTTCTTGTAAAAGAGCAGAAGCTGTTTCTAATGGCTTCACAGTCAACTGATGAAAAAGAAACAGTTGATGTGGTTAAACAAGTATTGAATAATTGTATTCTGTCGGATATTGATGTTGATGATTTACCAACATTCGACCTTGAACATCTATTCATGCAGCTTCGTGCTAGGTCTGTTGGTGAGGTTGTAAATTTAAAATACAACTGTAACAACACCGTTAAAGATGATAAAGGTGAAGATAAAGTTTGTGGTGGTTTGGTCAAATTTGATTTGAACATCTTAGATATTAAACCAACTATTAATCCAGAACACAACAGTAAGATTGAAATTACTGATAAGTTGGGTATTGTAATGAAGTATCCAACTTTGGGAATGGTAAAGAACTTTGATAATTTGCAGAGTGAATCTATTGATACCATTATGGAAGTTATTGTCAGTTGTATTGATTTCATTTATGATGCGGATCAGATGTATTATGCCAAAGATTCTACAAAAGAAGAATTGATGGAGTTTGTAGACAATTTACAACAAGAAGACCTTGAAAAGATTCAAAAGTTTTTTACCACCATGCCAAAGATTTCAAAGCCTTTGGATTTTAAATGTGGTAAATGTGGTTACGAAGAAAAGATTGTCATAGAAGGCATTCAAAATTTTTTCGTATAATATTTGGTTATGATAACTTAGGTAATTACTTTCAAACTAACTTTGCTTTAATGCAACATCACAAGTATAGTTTGACTGAATTGGATAATATGATACCTTGGGAAAGACAAGTTTACATTGATATGTTGGTGAAATTTTTAGAAGAAGAAAAAGAACGATTAAAAGCTCAACAGCAAGCGAGAAAATAAATGGCAGACAAAAAGTCCAGATTAGCAGAGATTTACAAGACCGAAAAATCTAGAGGTGGTGGAATAGCATCAACTTTAGGTAAACGAGCTCTTGAAAAAATGGATCCAAGAAAGTTCTTTAACCAAAAAGGATTTCTGGCTGCTGCTTTACCATCACTATTCAAATCTTATAGTGCAACGCCTGAAGTTTCTGGTAGAAAATTATCACAGATAAGTTCTGAGATTGGCCAAGCAAAAGAAAGTAGAGTCGCACCATTTTCAACAGGTGCATTAGAAACAAAGATGGACATTCTTACTGGTGAGACCAGAGAACTAAAGATACATTCCAAGCTTGCAGCTAAAAATTCTGTTGTATTGCCTTCTATGGCAAGAGACATGAATGTCACAAGACAGAACATTGTTAAGTTAGTTAAACTCCAAGGTGGTACTGCAACAACAAAAGCAGATATGTTCTTTAAGAGAGCTAGTGATAGAGAGGCTGGTTATGAATCTAGATTTAGCAAAGCGGGCGGAGTAACAACTAAAACTCCAACACAAGTTGGTGCTAAACCAAAAGAAGAAAAAGAAAGTGGTGGAATATTAGGGTTTTTAGGAACAATTGCTAGTTATTTGTTAAAAGGTGGATTACTTGGATTATTAGCAATAGGTGTTGGTAAATTATTGGAAAATCAAGATGTGCTTGAAGGCGTAAAATCTTTTGTTAAACAAGTTATTTTAGGCATACAAAAAATTATTCAAAAAGGCTCTGAACTTTTAGGTGATCTTTTTAGTGATCCTGATATCAAAGAAGGTTTTATTAAAACATTTGTTGCTGTTAAAGATTTATTTGTTAAAGGCATTAACTTACTAGGTGATTTAGCTTCTGATCCTAGATTTGCAGCAGGTGTTGTGGAAGTATTTTCTGCAATCTATGAAGCAGTTAAAAAAGCATTCGTTAGTTTAGACACCTATTTAAAGGATAAGTTAAATGTTCCTGGTGGATTGTGGACAGTATTAGCTGCAACAGCTGGAGTAGTTGTAACATTCAATGGAGTTTTAGCTGGTTTAACAACTGCAATTGAAATTGCAATCAGCAGAATTGCTAGAGCTGGTGCAGCAGGCGCTCCAGGATTACCAGGAGCACCAGGCGCTCCAGGAAAATCAGGTGGTAGAAGTGGACTTGCTCTTGGAATAGCAGGAGCTGCTGGTGTTCTTTTACCATTTGCAGTTGATATGTATCATGATTATAAAAATAAAAATAAAAAAGAGCCAACACCAGAAGATATAGAAAAAATGAATCAGCAAGCTAAAGCTGATTTCATTAATAAAAATGGAAGAGAACCTACTGAATCAGAAATGCAGTCCTCAGTTTCTACTAAAATTTCTAATGCAAACCAAAAAGAAGCTACAACTCAAAAATTAGAAACCGCTGGCGCAAGAGCAGTTGGTGATATCGTTGCTGGTGCATCCGGAATTCAAGGTTTAAGTAATTTAGCTCCAGGAAAAGCACCAACAACACCAACAGTTACTTCAAAAGTACCTGAAGGTAAACCACTAACATCATTTGGTTCTGCTGGTGATAAAAGAGAAATGGCAAAGAACAAAACAATGTTCGAAAAACTTAAAGTTTTCTTTACAAAACTTCAAGAAAAACCAAAATTGATGAGTGTATTTAAATCAAAATTAGCAATAAGAGTTGGTGAAGCTGCAATGGCAAGATTAACTGCATTAGGTGTTTCTCTTGCAGCCGCACCAATGTCAGCTGGTGCAAGTTTGATATTTTCTTTAGCTCTTACTATTTGGTCAATTTATGATTTATATCAACTATATGGACTTGTATTTGGTGATGGTGGCCTTTATGATGAAGTAATGAATGCTGAATCTGATGAAGTTAGTACTGATACAGCGCCGGCAGCTGCAGCTATTATTCCAAATACAACACCAACAGTTGAAGGTGCTGGTGGCGCAGCTTTTGGAATGTATTCCAAACCTGGTATGAAACCAAAACCAGTACCTGTTCCATATAATGCAGCTGCTGATAGTCAAGCGGCTAATACTGCAAAACCAACAGCAACAGCGCCTTCACCAACAGGAGCATATCGAGGCCAACGATCCGATACAGCATCAGCAAGTAATACGCCGACTGCAAATAAAACTGCATTAGATATAACAGCATCTACCGAAGGTGGTGGTAGATACGATTTAGCATTTGGAGATGTACCTCAAAGAGATGGAACCATAGTAAATGTTTTAGGTAAAAGCAAAAACTTTCCACAATTAGCTGGAAAAATTATAATGACGCCACAAGATTTTAGTGGAAAACCATTAACTGAAATGACTCTGGCCGAAGTGCAAGCGTTTCAAGAATATAGAAATCGAGAAGCACCAAACACCAACGCTTTGGGAAAATACGGATTCATGAGGACAACATTGTTTGGCCGAGATGGCAAATCAGGATTAGTTGGCCAATTGAAATTGCCAATGGACACCATCTTTTCACCTGATACACAAGAACTATTACAGGCTACAATGCGAGAAGGCAATGCAGCTGCACTAAGAAGTGAAGGTGTAGAAGCTACTGATGCAAATTTAAATCTAGCTAATTCAGTTGGTGCCAAAGGTGCAGCAAAATTACTAAAACCAGAAAATGCAAATAGAAACGCACTTGAAGTTCTTGAATTAACTGGTGCAGCAGCCTATACTAATCCACATTTAAACAGACTATCCAAAGATGTGGTTGCTGAAACATATAGTAAATATGATGCCAAAGGAATGGCACCTTCTAGTCCTTCATATGGTGGTACAGCTGTAGCTTCGGCACCTCCTGGTCCTTCATATGCTGCCAAAGGAATGGCACCTTCTAGTCCTTCATATGGTGGTACAGCTGTAGCTTCACAATCGTTACCTGATTTTAAAATGCCATCATTAGGCACATTAGCTGCGACTGCACCAAGTGTTGGTGATATGATTACATCAGCAACTTCTGCATTTGGTGATATAACAAGAGCGTTTGATACTGCTATGGCTTCAGTTACAAATATCACAAATAACAATACACAAGCATCAGCAGCTGCTCAACAGTCACAAGGCAACTTGCCTTCTGTTTATGATGATGTATTCTTAAATCTATTCCAACGGGTGACGTAAAAAACCCCGCACTTGGCGGGGTTGCACTTGCATGAGATTAGTTTAATCTTGGTCAGCAAGAGACTTGAAATAATCCAAGTCATCATCACTTTCCGAAATCTTAGAATCTAATACAGACACATCATCTTTGAATG